CGAATCAGTAGCTTAAATTCCACAAGTTCGTTCACATGGCGAACCACGCTGCGCTCGCTCATGTGGCAGCGTTTTGCTAGGTATTCCACCGAAGGAAATGCGATCCCTTCTTCGTCTGCAATATCAGCAACGGCAAGTAGGATAATTTTGTTGGCTGGCTCAAGATCTTGTTCCCAAGCCCATGTCATAGCTGCTAGACTCATATCTGTTCGATCCTTCTTCTTCGAGCAATCCTCCAGCCCTCTAGCCCCCTTCACAGGGGGCATTTTTTTTACCAGGGAATATCATCCCCGAAGCTGTCGCCGCCCTTTGGCTGCTGCGGCTTGTTGCCCTTCGAGGAATCATCACCCGGAAACGCCTTCACACGCAACTGGTTGCCGTATTGAGGGTCGTACTGAGGGACTGGCAGGGAGTCGAGCAGTATATCGCAGCTTCCGTCGTCCTTCTGGTACATCGTGCCGATGCGATGCCAGTAGACCTTCCCTTCTTTGCCTGGCTTGCCCTGAACTAGATTGAATCGCTTATCCATTTAACATTTCCTTATATTGGTCACAAAATTGGGCAACGCTGCAATATTTGCTGCATCGAACCGCGTCACCCGGTCTAAATTCGATGTAGCCTTCCTCAACATTCTCCCGGCGGTAATCAGATGCCGCCTCTTCGGTATCAAACACGCGAACCGCTGACTTCCTTCTGGGCTTCATAACAGCCCATTTTTCGGGTTTTCTCCACTGTTCCTTTGCGGTACATGGGGGCAGGTCATATCTCGCGTCCTGGTGCGCCTTAACGCGTTCTAGGACATATTGATTCTGCCTTTCTTCGCTCCAGCGCGGGATTGAGATCACAACCACCTGCTGATCGGGGTATCCGGCTTCCATTGCCTTGAATTTCGACCAATCCCGAAGGAAGGCAATAATCTGCAACTGCTCGACATACAGCCCATTTTTCCGGCAGAGCCAATCCAGCACATTCAACTGGTTTTCCCATTCCGGCTTGCCTTCCTGCCAGGCGTGAATCACCGTCCAGACCGAGGTCATCTTAAAGTCGATCAGCTTGGCATCGGAAAGGAGGTCGAACTGCCCAGAAATCGTCCAGCCGCCTGCATTTGCGTAGATACGGCGCTCAGCGATGTCTGCGTCCGTCTGAGCGCGTTCGATCACTGAATGCACCGCTTGACCCATAAGGCTCCAGATTCGGTCAGCAGCGTCCTCAACGATCTCTCCTGCGTGCTGTTTCTTGAGGGCAACGATGCGCGGTGAGTCGATCAGGCTGGTGACTGAAATATCTGATTTGCCCGGTGAATAACTATCGTTCTCTACGGCTCGGACAATACTGTCCGGCAGTCCTAACTTATTCGTAATCATGGGTTCACCAATGCGTCACGCCTGTGATCGTGTCTAAGTTTCTCTTAATGTTCTCTAGGTTTTCTTTCAGATTGCCAGAGTCGATCTGGGCCTGAATCTCGCGATCGAGGTACTGGCAGTCAGCAACCATGCGATCCCATTCGTGGTCGTCGATTTGGTCGCGTCCTTTGCCGTAGCGCAGGATCACATCGGTCACGGATTTCACCTTCACGCAGATTTGTTCGAGTGTGTGCATTAGTAGGCCTCCAGGTAGAGCATTTCTTGAACTAGCTTGAATGTCGCAGCTTCTAGCTTGCGGGTTTCCTTTTCCTGTTCGTTCAGTTCGCGTTCATACTGCTCGCGCAGGACTTCGTACTCGTAGCGGTCTTGATCGTTATCCATTGTCGACTCCTTCTGCCCAGGCTTTCAGGGCATCGCTGTTATCCGTCCAGAATTGGGCCTTATGCTGATTTGCCGGAAGATTCTTAAAGGCAGATCTCAATGCTTCGCTGCCATTACCAGCAGCCTCTTGCATCTTTGGCAAGATCTTTGCCTGATATTCCTCATAGCTTTCGGTCGGCAGATCTTCGCCTGCGTAGATATACAATCCGAGGCCGTGGCAGGCGATCGCTTTGACTAGGCAGCGCATTTGCGCGTCTGAGATCTTGCGAGCGTCTGGGTTTTGGATTGCGTTGTTCCGGTTGTCCATCACCGGAAGGTGCATGGTGATCGGCTTACCGAAGGCGGTGACTGTGCAGCCGACCATCACGGTTTGATCCGGGTAGAAGCGCGGCTCCAGCCATTCCCAATTCGCTTCTGGGTCTTGGCGCAGTAGTTGATCGACAGCCCATGCCCAGGATAGGTACGAAAGCTGGCCCTTCTTTTCAATGTGCTTCGATACATCGATCGAGGCGAGTTCTATAAATTTATTCATTTCCAGCCCCCTAAAAAAAGCCTTCTTGTTTCAGTCGCGGATCATCTTCGTGCAGGACGCGCAAGGCATCCTCTTGCTCAACATTGGCGAGCGTGAAGATCAGATCTGTAAGTGAGTCCTTATTTACTGTGATCGCGTGATTCTGAGCGTGAATCACTACATGGTCGTTGTAGTTGGCAACGAAACCGCCATCCCAGGACAGGACTTCGATCAGCTTATCGGTTTTGATTTCCATTAGATGTGCCTCCAGTTCCAAATGCCCCAGCCGATGTGACGATCGTGGGTTTTGTAGACGCGTCTGCGCCAGAAGAAGAGGCGGATTGTGGATTTGAGTTTTCTCATCGTGCTATCACTCCTATCAAAATAACAATGTTGACTATCAGTATTGCGCTTGCCGCGATCAGGATGATCGCATCGTCTAGATCAGGTTTCAAGATCTTCCCCCTGCATCTTGTCCTGCCAATAAGGGCAGTCCTCGACCACTTCGCATACGCAGTCGTAATCAGCAGGTTCTTCATTTGAGCCAGCAAAGAAACGGGTGTAGAAACCGCAGTCCTGGCAGTAGAAACCGGAATGAATGTCGGCATACATCCGATCCATTACATCGTCCATCGTGATCTTCATATCTAACTCCTTTCGGCTAACCCCGCGTCATGCGGTATAGGTAAATAATACTTCTACACCATCAAAATGCAAGCGGTTTTGCTCTAAATATTTTCCCTTTTGAGATCATAGACTTAGCCATGTTTTCGGCGACCTGGCGGTCAAATCCTGCCTCGTATTCTAAGATTGCGGCGCGTTCGCAGAACTCTTCCGCATAGAAGAAGCCAAAAGACCACCATCTGCGCTCTTCTTCGAAGCGGTACGGATTGGCATCGATGTCGAGTCCAGCCTGGAACGCTTCAAAGCCCTGTAAGATCGCTTTCTTGTTCATATTTGTTGATTCTACCGCCAATCCAACGCATCACCGGAACGGCCATGCTATTCCCAAGAGCCTTGTATCGAGGGCCATCTGGTGTTGGTGATTTGATCTCGGTATAACCGTCAGGGAAGCCTTGCAGCCGCTCGCATTCGGTTGGGGTAAGGCGGCGGACTGCCATGCCGACGCGAACTGCTCCAACACTTTCGGTCACACCACCCTGCGGACTTTTGATTGTTTGTGATATATCGCCTGTTTCACGCAAGTTGTAGGAATCAACAGCTACCGCTGGCTGTAAGATGCCATTGCTCATGCCATTGGTTTGTGCGCCAAGTGGTGCGGTGATCGAGCCGGACACATCTGGATCTTGGGAAGCGTGAAAAGCCATTGGTTCAACTATTGGCGTTTGTCCTTCGTCAACTGTGCTATTTATTCCTTTGTGCATTCTTCTTGTGAGGCAGTTAGCAACGCCTGGGATAAAGCTTCCGGCAACTTCTTCCCGCGTTTCTCTGCTCGGCGGAGAATCCCCGCGCAGGCTTTCGGACTCAAATAAAACCGCTGCGGCAGGTCGCCAATCTCCAAGGTATCCGACAACGAACACACGACGGCGTCGCTGGGCCACTCCGAAGTATTGAGCGTCAAGCACTCGGTAGCTGAACCCATACCCGAGTTGAGCCAACGCCCCGAGGAAGGAGCCAAAATCCCTTCCTCCGTTGCTGGACAGAACGCCGGGGACATTTTCCCAGACCAACCACTTGGGCTTGAATCGGTCAGCAATGGCAAGATAGACGAGGGCCAAGTTGCCACGCGGGTCATCCAATCCTTTGCGGAGTCCTGCGACTGAGAAGGATTGACAGGGAGTTCCTCCCACGAGAAGGTCGATTGGTTCAAGATTCCACTCCTTAAAGTTAGTCATATCGCCGAGATTCGGCACATTGGGATAATGATGGGCTAGAACTTGGCTAGGAAACTTCTCGATCTCTGAGAACGCTTCTGGAGTCCAGCCTAATTCGTGCCAGGCACAAGTTGCTGCTTCGATCCCGCTACATACTGATAGATAGTTCATTTTTACCTCCGAGCCATAGTAACCCCATTTTCCCCTTGACCTCAGCCCTGCATGGGCTTCTTTAGTCAATCACTGGCTAAGTGAATTATGGGTACTCATTGTTCCCCGCAGAGCTTTATTCCTCTGCCTGAATCAACGGCCAAGTCGATCCAGTTGACCAAACGCTCACCCAATGGGTGCGTCAAGGGACTAGGTTGTCAGGGGTAGGACAGAGCCTAGATTTATTTAGATTCGCTTTTGACTAGGCAGGACGGATCAGCCTGCACGCCTCTTTCCGGTGTAGTTCCCGGTCGGGCAGACTGTCGGTAAAAGAAAAGGTTGTAAGTTAGTGATCGCTTACAGTACTATTCATTCACCGGGTAGGTGCTTACCCGATTCTTTGAAGCCCTGAGAGTTAGCGCTCTTGGGGCTTCGTCTTTCTGGACTTTAATCGTAGTCGAGCAAGATGTCAAAGGCTGCTGTTACGCGGGCATTATTGCTGCGAACGGTTGCCCGAACATCGATGTCTGATTTCTCAGGGATCTTTACTGGCACTGCAAAGTCATAGGTATATTCGCCGCCTGTGCCTGAAACCTCGAAGGTGTGGCCCACATTGAAGGATTCTTCACCGAATAGGCGGACGAACATTTCGCCAGTTGCATCGGCTCCAGATTGGCAGGTGCAAGTTCCCTTGAGTATGTAGCCTGTATATCCCGCTGGGATCGTGTAGACCGCCATGAGAGTCTGGCCCTTGCCAGCAGAGATCTTGGCGATGGTAGTGCCGCCCTTTTGGATCAGGATTGCAGCCACATTCACTGCTGAACCATCGTGCATATAGGCGCTGTGAACGCGCTTGAATTCGCCAGTCGTGGTCACGGTAGAACTAGATGAAACGGCAATGGTTTCGCTCAAAATGTCGTAATTCGCATCCAGCCCATTGATGATGAGCGTCTTTCCATTGTCCGAAGCATTCACCGCAGGAATAGTCAGCGTGTCAGCGGTTGCCCAGGCTGCCCACGGATAGACGGTATCGTTTACATCCCAGACCGTGCCTGTGGTGTTCTGCGACATCGCCGGAACTGCGCCGAATCGATGCGTGTGGGAAATGTCGGCAAATTGCCCCTTCGCTGCGCCCAGGCCGAAGTTCGGTAGGCGGATCAAATCCATAAACTGTGACATTAGATTGGCTCCACGATCTGATTGTGTTCGATGTTGAGCAGTTCAAGATCTCGTTTCCGCTCGCATAGCAGATACCTTGTGCCGCGATTCTCTAGCACCTCATAGACCTCGTATTGGTACTCGAAAAGTTCTCCGTTGATTAACTCACCAACGGTTACAGGTTCATCAATCATTGACTGCTCCATAAGGATTTGCTAAAGTATGCAAACATTAAATTTAAGGGGTTCATCATGAAATCAATTCTATCCTTCATTGCTGGCGCTGTATTGGTCGGCGTTTCATCCGGCGTAATCGCTTCCGACATCGACACCTTTAACGAAGAGAATGGCTATTGGGGCAATCCTTGCCCTGTAATCTACGGCATCAACAAGCCGTGCGACCGTGATGTGGCTACCTTCAATGAGGAAAATGGCTATTGGGGTTGATTCTAAAATAAGGATCTGCCATATTTTAGTCACCCCTCGCTGAGTGGTGTTCAGCTTGGGTCTGGGTTGTCCCTCGGAGAACTCTGTAATCGTCACCAACCACGCCTTGGATAGCATCCTCGGCCCGAACCCCTGCTGGGCTTTTCTCGGTGGGGGTTCTCTTTTTACTCTGCATTTTCTCTGCATTACTCTGCAAATGAGGTAACCTCTTTCTGCCTATCACATACACACACTGTATATACAGCCCCGCTTCTGCGGGGTTTTTTATTCCCAAACGGGTATATTTCTGCCAAATCCCGTCAGATTCTACGGATTTATGCCCGACCGGGAATCGTAATCTGACCAAAAATCAGACCAGATCTGGAAAGATCACCTATAGAAGTGCGTTGTAGCCGCTTCTAGCTTTTCCCAGGTTTCCTTTGGCATATTGGAATGCAGGCCGTACTGTGAGAGCACCTTGCGGCAGGCGTGTAGCAATTCGCCCTTGTTCTTGGCTGCGTCGATGTCTTTCCAGAAGTCGATTAATTGATAGCACTTATTCATTTTCCTTCCTCATTTTTGGCGACCATTTGCCGCCGAGCCTTGAATTTTCTGAATGAGTCAACCAGCGCATATTTGCTGGCGTATATCCTTTTGATGAATCAATTCTATCGACAGTTGGCGCAAATTTTCTATCAAATCCAGACTGAACCCAATCTGAGTACAAAAGATCCCAATCTGGGCTTGCTTCTGCCCATTGATAAAATTCTTCCTTAGAAAGCAGTTCCTTGCCAACATAGAGATGAGCTTTCTGTTTTTGAATGCCTGTGATTCTGGACTGCATATTTCTATAAAGGCGCATTAGCTTGCCTTTCTGCGTTCGCTCATATTTTTTCGTAGCCGCATTGCCAGTTTTTTCTCTGTATTTCCGTTGCCGATCGAGATAGTTTGCGTCCATAAATCCTCCTTCTGGAAGATCCATAGTGTCATGTTAATCATGATTAGTCAATGCCTGAATGTTGGCTTGGAACCGGCAGTCAACGCCGTTGTCTTTGTGCAGCATGATGCAGGTCATAGAGCGGGAGGCTCCATAGCCTGACGCTGAATGCCAGTAATCTGGCGGCGGCAGGACATTAAAGGTTTCCGCTAATAGACCACCAATCTCGTGCTGCTGCTTGTGGTGAATGTGGCCCATCCACAGAAAACGATGCTCGCACTCGCCCCATTCTTTAGACAGGTTGCGCGTGATAGCTTCATAAGCGGATTGAACCTTAATCCGGTCGCCATGATGGGTGACGATTAAATTATTGCCAAACCGATGCCAGACAAACTTGCTGAAATTGTTTAGTACGGTGACACGAGGTTCGTCAGAGTAGTACATCCGCAGCATTTCATTCAGCCACAGAGCCGAATCCGGATCATGATTGCCGCGAGCATTGATTAGGATGACTTCCTTGTGAACTTCCAGCATTCGATTGACCAGATGCTTAAATAATTTTCCGGCAAGGCGGATCGTTCTGCCAAATCGCCCATCTGTGTCCAGACTGTGCTTGGAAGCCGGCGTAAGGCTTGTTGTGTCATTAGCGTGGAAGAAGTCCCCGACATTCACTAAAAGCCCGTAGTGGGCATCAGATGCCCGCTGGCATAGTCTATCGACTGCATTCATCAAAACCTTGCTGGCTATCTCAGTATCCCAATCGTCGCCGCCAGTTTCTTCGCCCCACGCGAACATCCCGAAATGATGGTCGCCAATAATGTAGGCAGCCATCATTTCTTCGTTGTTCTTCTTGGGCGGTTCTATTTTTTTGTGCAGTCCCCTTAGATCTTCTTTAAGGCCCTCGGTGAACTCAGCAATCAGTTCCTCGATGCTTCGAGTTTCTTGCTTGGTCTTGACCCATTGGGCTTTGATGTCGCCCTCTGGCCCATACATTGTCGAAGTTCCAGATACAGAAAACCCCGGCGCTGCGGGGTGTGTCATATCGTGTTCTGGAGAAACGCCACGCTTGGCCGCTCGTACCGTTGCGGCTTTTATGGCTTGACATACTGCTGTCCTCCCAACGCCTAACGCTTCAGCTGCGGCTCTTTGAGTTCCATGCTCTTCAATGGCAGCAATGTATTCAAGTTCCCTTGCTGTTGCGTACCTTTTTAGATGTTCCACAATCAATCTCCCTCAGTTCCTCTACACAACCAGCCGGAAAAGTTGTGATATTTCCACCAACTTCATAGGTGTCGCTTATGGTTATTTTTGTCTTAGTCTTACGAACCAAAAACCCTATCGTGTAGAAGGTTGGTGGCTCATCTGCTTGATTATTAATCAGATCGTCGTTCCAGCCAACCCATGAGGCAATGTCTCGCCATTTGACTAGAACGGCTTTCATTCGTAATACCCGACCATCTCAAGGCATAAATAATGCTTGAGGGTTTCCAATATAGAAATGATTTCGGAATGCGATAGCTGGGCTTGCGTGTAGCCGATGTCCCAGGCTCCATCATCATCATTCAAGAAAACAACAATGGCTTTAT